TATATTAAAATTCTATCATCTAACGGATCTTGTACGATAGTACCTACAATATCATCTTCCATGTAAGGGTTTTGTAACCAAATTTGACTAATGCCTGGTTTATACTTGCCATAAACGTTCAACAAACTTGTCCAATATAAATTAGTATTAGGAGGTACAGGTTCTTCTAAAGTAGAGTTAGATGGATTAAATGCTTCATTTGCAGGAAGTAACTGTAATCTATTACCTATCAATAATAATTTATATCCATATGGTGTTATCTTTTGTCTTGTTCCTAATAATAAATCTTCATCTTGTATATCTTGTAAAGCCTTGCCTTTGTAAATGCTTGCGATAATTTTGTGAACAACACCCATCTTTTTAAGTTTGCTGCTTGTGCTTATCCATATAGGTAAATAAAATTTCCAGCTCATCACATCAATAGGATTATTATTGCCGATCGGAATGCTACGTGAACTAAAAGTTAATCCATCTTGATAAACTACAGTTAGTGAAGTCCAATCAACGAAATTGTCAGTGCTTTGAATTTCAAGGCTAGGATTGAATAGTGTACCTAACTGCTCAATCAATTCTAATTTTTGATTATAGTTTGTAGTCCAAAAATCTACTTGCATTCTTAATGTATAAGGAACTGGCATTAATCTTTCAATCGTAAATGCTTGTCCTTGCACTTCTTCAAATGTCTGTGTTTCTTGATTATACTGTCTCTGTCTTACGTTAAGCCTGTCAACAAAGAAAGGCTCTTGTGTTCTACGTTGATCATATTCTAATCCAGTAATAAAGTAAGTAATGATAGGCGCACTAGGTAATGTGCTAGCACTATTATTTGCAATTATTGTTGAGACTTGCCTGCTTTGATCACCATACATTACAGGTACACGAACAAGTATATCATTGCCATTAGGATCTTTACCTTTAGTTACATACCAGTTACTAAAGATTTTTGCAAACTGTATCAAGAATCTGCGTATTTGATTATCGTAAAAAAATTGTGCCATGAATCACTCTTATGGTTTAGGTGGTAAGTTATCTGGTGCTAACTCAAGTATACTTGATAATGGTTGAGCAGACGGTATTAACTTCTCTTCATTATTGCTATAAATTACTGCCTCATTATTTATGAATTGTGATAACTGTGATTTATCAGTCGCGGTCATACCTGTTTCTGTTCTTACATTAGTAGAAATACGTATCCACAATTTTCCGTCCCAGCGATATAAAATTTGTGGACTATAATCAATGCGTAAGAAGTAATCACCTACTTGTGGATTTTGCGGGAACGCTATACCAGCGCCGCTTGGTAAACCATTAGGTGCTGTGCCGTCACCTGATAGATAACCAGTTTCATAACCAAAACTTCTAGGAGTTGATCTAACTATATATTGGAATGCAGGATCGCAGTCTGCGCGCCAATCCATTTCAGTGCTTATAGTTCCAGTAAACCCTGGCTGTGTAGGATCAGCATCAGCAGTCGCATATGTATTATCAGCAGTACCATATGGGCCAGTGATCGGGCCCATTGATTTTACTGTGAGTATTTTATCTCCTTCAATAAATCTTCCGCCGGATTTACTTTCAGGAGGAGGTGTTTCTATAACTTCTAAATGTGTTTGCACAAACTTATCAAGTTTATCGGACAAGTCTGTGTCTGCTGTCATATCCCAAATATTCTTTAATGCTTCTTTAGATACTCTTAGACCTATGCTAGGATTTTTGTATTTGTAATTACGCATGTAAACAACTGTACCAACAGTTGTGCTTGGTGCGCCACCACTATAAGTTACTACACTTATAGGAGGTGCTGGTTGATTTAATCTACCAGACGGAACGTTATTATTTTCATATACGCCGTATGTTGGTACGACATACATCTTGCTATTGTCATATCCTGCTTTAGGTAATATTCTTTTTGCTTCATCAAGTTGCGCATTATTGATTTCAATATTTTTATTATATGTAGCAAGTATATCTTTAAGATTCTGATTAGGATCAAGTTCCCAATATGTAGGATTAGGAGGCTTTATGCCTGCAGGTACTTCAATCTTGCTGATATAGTTTTTGTCACCAAAACTTATAACATAGCCAGGTGGGTATACTTTGTTCGCGTCCCAATCTCCGAGATAATTGTCAGTATTGATTGGCTCTTTAAGTATATTGCTAAACTCTTGACTATCAATCAGTGGTTCGCATTTGATACGCCACAAGTGTGGATACCATGTCTGACTAAATCCTTCACTTGCGAAGTTTGCATCTGTGATCTGATAGAAACGTTTCAATGCTACTGGTATAGTTTCTTTCAATGGGTTGTAATCAAGCAAGTGTGGTAGTTCTAACACATCTCCAACCATGAGTTTTCGTCCGATAATATCAATCATGTCGTTGTAATGTACGACAATAAAAATAATATCATTGTTTAAAAATAAACCAAACTGGCTTAAATCAAAATCTAAATTCTGTACATTGTATTGCCCACGTAGCCTGTAAATATTAGGATCATACTTTCTATCACGATTTTCCAAAAATAGTAAATCTTGTATCTGTGTAGGGTCTGGTGAAATGTATTGTGGTTGTGTATAGTCCGGACTAGGTGTCTGTGCTTCAGGGCCTAAATACTTGTGTATGTATAAATCTGTCCCGCCCACAGTTAGTGTTTCGGATATCGTTCTATCCAAGTATCTGTAATCATTCTGTTTGGTAGGGCTATATAGCGACAGTTTGGGCATAGTAGTATTTAGTATAAAAATCAATGACTTACAAAGGTATTGACTTTAGCCCTGTTTTAGCGTAAAATATATAAATTAGTGAAACAACGGAGTTGTCATGGTAAAGCACAAAGTAGAAATCAGAGAGTTGAAGCCTAAGGACTTTGACTTGAAGCACATTGGTCCCGAACCCAGTTTCAATGCTGATCTGGTTGCGACTGATTGGGAACTCGCTAAGGCGTTCAATTGGTATAATCACTTTTACGATAACAAGGACGCTAAAGAATTCATTGCCCAATATCTAGATGTTGCGGGCAAGCAACAAGTTGCTAAAAGCATACGCCGTGTCAATGATAGACACATTAAGACCACTTATGGTTGGCTTGCGCGTTGTATTCTGAGGGGAAGTGTAGTGTCAAACGACACTTTGAACAAACTTCAGAGTGAGGTTGATCGTCTTGTGTCATTCACAACGGTAGATACCTCTGACGATGAAGCCCCTACTAGCAATCGCCCCAACGTGCAGGAGATCATGCGTGAGCGTACTCAGCAAGTTGGTGGTGAACTTGAGGGCTTGTGGGATGATTATCTGAAATCTGGTGCTGGTAAGGAAGGCATCAAGGCAATGGACTTGTTGTCTCAGCGCAACATTCTACCGCAGCATGTACCTATGTTGATCAGTGCGTGGGAAGGCAAACTCTATGAGTATGAAGAGGTCCTTGCAGGTAAGGACGAGCAGTTGAATGAAGCCTATGAGCGTTTTGGTAAGGTTCAATTGAAGAACATTATCAATAGCATTCAGACTGTCATCGCCGATCTCAATGCGTACATCAATCTCAAGAAGGCTGGCAAGAAGCCCCGCGCTAAGAAGCCGGTACCGGTTGAGAAGGTTGTCAAGCGTCTCAAGTATCTCAAGACATTCAAGTTGGAGAAACTTGAACTTGAGAGTGTAAGCCCGACTAAACTTCATAACTGTAGCGAGGCTTGGGTCTACGACACTAAGAAGCGCAAACTTCATCACTATGTTGCTGACGAGTACACTAAGAGCATTAGCGTCAAGGGTAATACTGTAGTTGGTTTCTGTACTAAGGAATCAGAAATCAAAACACTACGTAAGCCTGAACAGCAAATCAAGGAAGTCATGGGTAGCAAGCCTGCTGCACGTAAATTCTTTGACAACATCAAGGCGGTATCGGCAAAGCCGAACGGTCGATTCAATGCTAACATGATTATCTTGAGGGCATTCTAATGAGTGATTACGAATTCAACCCCATTGAAAAAAGAATGGAAACATTGATGACTGTGATAGATACTGCTATTCTTTCTACGAACGATAGCAATGATCAATTGATGTTGGCGTGTGCAATGA